TAAATCTTTCTGGAGATATTTATTAAAAACTAAATCTTGGTCTGAAAAAACCTATCCTTATCAAAAAACATTAAGACTTTTAGAATCTTTGTTTGGAGTAGAGGAAAAAAATATAAAGGTAGAAAGTAAATCAATTAGAACATTAATAATGGAAACAATTAAATTAGAAAAACCAAACCCAAGAAAATTGAAAGTAGAACAAGAACCATGGCAGTAAGAACTATAATTCCTGGTCCACCAGGAACAGGTAAAACTTATAGATTAGTCAATCACTATTTATCTAATGAAATCAATGGTTTACAGACTAATCCTAAAAAAATAGTCTATGTGACATTCAGTAATGCTGCTGCAAATGAAGCGTATGACAGAATTAAATATCCTCTTCTTTATATATCTACACTGCATCATCTTGGAACTAGAGAATGTAATATTGATACTACTACACAATTATTAAAAGACAGAAAGTGGAAACAATTTACAAGTCAATCGCAAATTTGCAGAGGAATGAACTTTGAAACTAAAAAAGATATATCTGGAAATACTATTCATCAAAATCATCACATGAGAATTATAACTTACTCACGTTCTAAAAAAATTAGTTTAATAGAAGCAGCTTTACAATTAGATTTACATCATTCTGTTGACTTATGGTTAACAGAACAAATTGACGAAGATTTAAAATCATATAAAGAACAAACCGGAATGGTAGAGTTCTCAGATATGATTACCCAGTTTGTCAAGGAAGATAAGCGTCTTGCTCTCGATGCCGTCTTCCTTGACGAAGCACAAGACTTAAGTCCACTGCAATGGGATATGTTTTTTCATATCGAAGAGCAATGTAAGAGATCTTATATTGCAGGAGATGATGATCAAACTATTTATGGATTTCAAGGAGCAGATCCTAGTATCTTTATAAATTTAAAAGGTACTTTTGATAATCAAATAAAATCACATCGTGTACCTAAAAAGATACACGCTAAAGCTTTAGAAATTTTAAAACATATAAATGAAAGATTAGACAAGCCCTGGGAAGCGAGGGGCGAGGAAGGAACTTATAAAGAAAATTGTTTACTAACTGATTTTGATTTTAAAAAAGATAATTGGATGATACTTGCTCAAACTAATGCACAGTTAAGAGAAGCTGCACAATTCTTAAATGATTTAAATTTAAGATACAGAGGTGGACAAAATGAATTACTACCTGCAGATTTACTTAGAGCATATAGAATCTGGACCAGGTTAAATGATGGTGCAAGTGTTTCAGGAGAAGAAGCACAGCATGTAATTGAAAAGTTCTTAACAAAAAAGGAAGTAAAACATGGCTTTGGAAAAGGAAAATTATTGGACAAAGTATTTACTGTGACATTAGAGGAACTACAGAAAGATCACGGGCTTCTAGTGGCGGGCAGCTGGGAACATCTTCATATGTCAGATGAACAAAAAAATTACATTAAACTTTTATTAAAAAGCGGTGATAATCTTACCACAGATTCAAAGATAGAGCTATCAACAATTCACGGAGCTAAAGGAAGAGAATGTGAAAATGTAATTTTATATATTGACTTTGGTTCAGAAGATGAAAATGATTTTTTAGCAAGAGAAGCAGATAAAGATCCAGATAAAATTCATAGATTATTTTTTGTTGGAGTAACTAGAGCAAAACAAAATTTATACATTATGCAAAGTACACAAACTAACTTTTACAATATAGGATACCCAATAATATGAACATAACGCCTGCAAGTGATTTTGTTTTCTTATCACTGATGACATTTTATTTTGGAATTAAACTTTATTTGGTATTTGTAATATGAGCAACGTATGGGACAAGCAACACGGTGGATCACACTACCAAAAATTTAAAATTCAACCAAGTAAATTTGTTGTAGAGAATGAATTGCTTTTTCCGGAAGGATGCGCTATAAAATATATATGTCGCCACAGACTAAAAGGAAAGAAGGAAGATATTTTAAAAGCAATACATTTTTTAGAAATGATACTTGAAAGAGATTACCCAGATGTATAATCCATTACCTCCGCGCCTTACTATAAAACCCTCTTTAATCAATGGTTTAGGGCTTTTTGCAACAGCGGGCATTGCTCAAGGAACAAACTTAGGAACCACCCATATAAAAGTTGATGGTGAAATTTTCAGAATGCCATTAGGTGGTTTTATTAATTGTGATGAAAATGCTAATTGTGTCAAAGTTGAAATGAGGGCCGAAGGTTCTATCACGGACAAATGGAATTTATTAACATTAAGAAATATTAAGAATGGAGAAGAATTGACATTAAAATATACTTTCTACACTATAGAAAAAGATTTTTTAGAAGAATCTAAAAAAGAGGAAAAAGAATTAGAGGAATCTTACCAAGAATCAGTAAGACAAACAAAGGAGAGAACTAAATGAACTGTTTCTATTGTAATGCAGAAGTAAGATGGAATAATGATTTTGATACCGAGGATACTTATCCAGATTCAGACCATAATATTGTAAGTTATTATCAATGCGATGAGTGTGATACTTGGTACGAAGTATTTCACGATAAAAAGGAGAAAAAAAATGTTTAGTGCAGCAACAGAATGGGTTTGTCCCGAAAATTTTCCAGATTTAAAAGAACATAAATATATAGCAATCGACTTAGAGACAAGGGACCCTAATTTAAAATCAAGGGGTTCTGGATCTTTAGTAGGTGAAGGTGAGATAATAGGGATAGCCGTAGCTGTTGAAGGATGGTCCGGATACTTTCCTATTGCACACAGAGAAGGAAATTTACCTAAACAAAAAGTTTTAGACTGGCTTCAAGAAATTTGTAATCTTCCATCAACAAAATTATTTCACAACGCTATGTACGATATGTGTTGGCTAAGATCATATAACATCAATGTAAATGGACATATTATTGATACAATGGTTATGGCAGCTTTAGTAAATGAGAATAGATTTTCTTATTCTTTAAATAGTCTTTGTTATGATCTCTTAGGAGAAGTTAAAGATGAAGGTCTTTTAACTACTGCAGCTGAAAAAGCAGGAGCTGATCCTAAAGCTGAAATGTATAAACTTCCAGCTATGTATGTTGGAAACTATGCAGAAAAAGATGCTGAACTAACTTTAAAACTATTTAAACACTTGTCATTAGACATTAGAAAAGAAAATTTAACTGAAGTATTTGATTTAGAAACTAGACTGTTTCCATGTTTAATCGATATGAAAGTTAAGGGCGTCCGAGTAGACGTTGAACGCGCTCACTTATTAAAAAATAAATTATCTGAACAAGAAAAGCAGTTATTGCTAAAAATAAAAAAAGAAACAGGAGAAGATGTTCAAATATGGGCAGCAAGATCGATTGGTAAAATCTTTGAAAAATTAAACTTACCTTTTGAACGAACCGCAAAAACAAAAGCACCTTCCTTTACTAAAAATTTTTTACAGGTGCATAAACACCCATTGGTTCAATGTATAGCAAAAGCTAGAGAAATAAACAAGGCTCATACAACATTTATTGATACAATTATTAAGTATCAATATAAAGGTAGAATACATGCAGATATAAATCCAGTAAGAGGTGAAAAAGGAGGAACAGTAACCGGAAGATTTTCATACTCGAATCCAAATCTCCAGCAGGTCCCAGCAAGAAATAAAGATTTAGGTCCAATGATTAGATCATTATTTTTACCAGAGAGAAATCATATCTGGGGATGCTTTGACTATTCACAACAAGAGCCAAGACTAGTAGTTCACTATGCAGCAGCTAGCCCGAAACTTAGAGAAGATGATGAAGTTAAAAATATAGTAGAAAGATTTAAGAACAACGATGTAGACTTCCACCAGACTGTAGCAGACATGGCAGGTATAGAAAGAATTCAAGCTAAAACAATTAACTTAGGATTGTTTTATGGAATGGGTAAAGCTAAACTTCAGGCAGAGCTAGGTTTGAATACTAAAGAAGAAGCTGAAAAATTATTTGAAAAATATCATAGTCGTGTACCTTTTGTTAAAGACTTAATGAATAATACTTCAAGAGATTCACAAAGAAATGGATATATCACAACCTTACTTGGCCGAAGATGTAGATTTGATACGTGGGAAGAAGCTGCATTTAGACCTGGAAGACTTACAAGTCCAATGACATGGGATGAGGCTAGTTCTAAATTTGGAGAAAATAATATTAGAAGAGCATACACTTACAAAGCTTTAAATAAATTAATTCAAGGCAGTGCAGCAGACATGACAAAGAAAGCAATGTTAGATTTATATGAAGAAAAAATTATACCTCATATACAGATACATGATGAATTAGATATATCAATAGAGTCCAAAGAACATGCAAATAAAATCATTGATATTATGCAAAATGCTGTTAGTTTACATGTCCCTAATAAAGTTGATTATGAATCAGGTGAAAATTGGGGGGATATTTACGATTAACCGGAGGATAACTATGGAAAAAGTAATACAAAACGCTAAGAGAATATGGAACTTAGCAATAAGCAACAAAAAGGCTACAGCTGTAGTTGTAGTTGCTGTCATTATAGTAGTACATTTAATTACTAATTAATATTTATTTACTGTTGACTGCGCTCACATACTTGCGTTAGATGAAGGCAATTATGTGGCTCATCCAAATTGAGGAAAAAAATGACAAAATGTAAAAAATGTAGCCACGATTGCCATTGTAAGGAAGAGTTACACTCAGATGAATATGGTTTATGTGTTTGCGACGATTGTCAATGTAAAAGAGAATATAAAAAAGAAAAGGATCATGGGACGGATATGTCTTATGAAAATGAAATAAAATACGATGGATAGATTTATGAATTATTATGTCACAGGATTTTTAATCATAATGCTAGTGACATTAGCTCTTTGTGCAAGACCAGCTAAAGCAGACACTACACAAACGAATACCTCAGGTTCAAACACAAGTATCGATGGTGGATATGAGTCAACTGCTACAACTACTTATGAATCAGGTTCCGAATCTACATCTACAACTAACAATACCACAAACTCAGATATAAGATCTGCACCACCTTCGGCTGCAGCACCTTCTTATAATTCTATGACACAAGACGTTTGCGCTGTTGGAGTTTCAATGGGTGTACAAACATTTGGGCTTGGACTTTCTGGAGGAAAACATGTAATTGATGAAAATTGTGAAAGATTAAAACTAGCAAGAATTTTAAATGACTTCGGTATGAAAGTTGCAGCTGTTGCAATACTTTGCCAAGACGAAAGAGTATTTGAATCAATGATACAAGCTGGTACTCCATGCCCAATAGATGGCAAGATAGGTAAAGAAGCTAAACAATTATGGTCTAAGTATGATCATGAAAGACCAGATTATGAAATATATGTCAAACGTATGAAAGACAGAGAAAAAGCTGATTTAAAAGCACAAAAAGAAATGACAAAAGAATTAAACGCTATAGATAAAGATATGGAAAAAGAGATAAAAAAGAAAATAGAATGGAAAGATCCTAGATGATCTGGATAATAGGAATAATAGTAGGAGGATGTTATGCGATATACAGCGTTAATAAGTTTGCT